GTTAGTTTCTAAATGGCTTATTGGGGAGTTGAAATATACTCCCCATTTTCCATAAAGTTAATATACTTATAATAGAGAGGTTATATTGTATCAAAATATCTATTTCGATAATAAAAAACAAAGAGTTCATATTTGGGATGACAAAAAGGGCTATTACTGTATTACATACAAACGTTATGCTTATGTAAAGAATAGGGCTGGTACTTATGTATCTTTATATGGTGATAAACTAAAAAAAGTATTTAAGTACGATTCCGATACACCTAATCTTTTTGAATCTGATGTACCACCTGAAACAAGAGTATTGGTTGACCAGTATGCTGACTCAGAAGAGTTATCTACCAATCACAATATAATGATGATTGATATTGAGGTAGAAGTTACAGAAGGTTTTCCAATGCCAGAAGATGCTAATAATAGAATAACTTCAATTGCTGTATACAATTCAGATGAAGATACTTATTATGCGTTTGTATTGGATGAGAAAAAGAAGTTGACGTTACAATCAAAAGGTAACAGTAAAATAGAAAGTTTTGAAAATGAGTACTCTTTATTGCAGAGATTTTTCGTAAAATATTTAGAGTTTAAACCTACAATAATTACTGGTTGGAATATAGATACATTTGATATGCCGTATCTATATAACAGGGCTTGTAAGATTGTTGGTGGAAATATTGCTGATATGCTATCACCAATACAAGAAGTTCAATGGAATAAACACCGTAAGAGATATATGTTTGGTGGGGTTAGTTGTTTGGATTACTTTTCATTATATAAATTATTCACTTATACGCAGCTATCTTCTTATCGATTGGATGCTGTTGCTGAATACGAGTTAGGTGAAAATAAAGTAAAGTATAGTGGAACACTTAATGATTTATATGAGAACGATATTAACAAATTTGTAGAGTATAATATACACGATGTTAGACTTGTAAAGAAAATGCATGATAAATTAGATTTTATTGATATGGCTCGAGGAGTATGTCATGTAGGTCACGTACCTTATGAAGATATTTATTTTTCGTCTCGATATTTGGAAGGTGCTATATTGGTGTATTTGAAGAATCTAGGAGTGGTAGCGCCAAATAAACCATCTAAACCTAAAAAAGAAGGTAAATTTGCTGGGGCTTATGTACAATCCCCACAAAGAGGAAAGCATGATTGGGTATTTGATTTAGATATTACTTCAATGTATCCATCTGTTATTATGTCATTGAATATATCACCTGAAACAAAGATTGGAAAACTTACTGGTTGGAATGGTGCGGAATTCTTGAAGGGCACGTCAAAAACTTATACGCTTAAGTCCAATGGAAAAGAAAAAGGGAAACTTACAGAAAAAGAATTAAAGGATTTTTTTGATAAGAATAAAGTTTCGGTATCTTCTAATGGAGTTCTTTATCGTAGTGATAAACAAGGTTTAATTCCAGCTCTATTAGCAAAGTGGTTTGATACTCGTGTTGAATATAGAAAACTGATGAAGAAGTTTGGTGATGAGGGAGATAATGATAAGTATACATATTTTAAGAGCAGACAGTTGATACAGAAAGTTATTCTTAATTCTCTCTATGGTGTATTGGGTTTGCCAGTATTTAGGTTTTATGATTTAGATAATGCTGAGGCTACTACACTTACAGGACAAGAGTTGATTAAGTTTACAAAGAAAATGGGAAATTACTTTTATAATAAACAGCTTGGCGACAGCTCAGATTACTGTATTTATATTGATACTGATTCGGTCTTTTATTCAGCACTTCCACTAATTAAAAAGAAATTTCCAACGATGGACTTTGAAAGTGAAACTTTGATGAGTAAAAGGATATTAGATGTAGCTGATGAGATGCAGGTGTTTCTAAATAAGTCTTATGATTACTTTGCTAAGAAGTTTTTAAACTTAGATAAACATAGGTTTGAGATAAAACAGGAGTTGATAGCTAAGTCTGGTTTATTCATTGTGAAGAAAAGATATGGTTTGAAGATTATTAACGACAATGGAGTTAAGGTAAATAAATTGCATGTTAAGGGTTTGGATTTGGTTCGTAGTAATTTTCCTAAAGCGATGGGCGAGTTATTGAGAAGTGTATTGGAAGATATATTGGCTACAGTTCCAAAGGATAAGATAGATGACAGGATTATTAATTTTAAGGAGTCTATGAAATTGGTTGACTTTGATAAGATTGCAATGCCAACGGGTGTAAAGAATATGAAGAAATATAGTGCTGGTAAAAATGGTAATTTTGTTCAGTTTGCTAAGGGAGCTCCAGCACATGTGAAAGCGGCTATAACATATAATAATTTATTAACTCATTTTAAGGTGGGTAATCAATACGAAAAGATTACTGAATCTCAAAAAATAAAATGGGTATATTTGAAACAGAATGAGCTTGGTTTAGAGTCATGTAGTTATAAAGGTTATGAAGATCCTCCACAAATAATTGATTTTATGAAAAAGAATATTGACTATAAAAAGATGTATGCTCAGATGCTTGAAAAAAAGATTATGATGTTTTATGAATCTTTGAGTTGGGATGAGCCAGTAAATAAAAAGACATCTATAGAAAGATTTTTTTGATTTTGATAAACTCGGTAGATATATATATGTATATACCGATTAACAAGTAAGGAGTAATAAATGAATAAACATTCACTAAATCGTTTCATCGACAAATACTATCTTGGAGGAAATTGCTCTTCCGTTGTAATAAAGAGTGATGGAGATAATCTCTCCACCCGATTTATTACAGGTGATAAGAATTTGCTTGGTGAACTAACAATGACAGATTGGAAATTTGATAAAGCTGAACTAGGTGTTTATAACACTGAGCAGTTGGTAAAGTTGCTTTCGGTTATGTCTGATAATATTTCAATGAATTTGACAAAAGTAGGAGATAAGGTAGTATCTCTAAAGATATCGGACAGTACTTCTAATGTAAATTATATGCTGTCAGATCTGTCTGTTATTGGTACACCGCCTAACTTAAAATCTGTACCTGATTTTGAGGTTAAGATAAAAGTTGATAAGTCTTTTATGACTAAATTTGTTGCAGGTAAAGGCGCTTTAGCTGATACAGATAACTTTACAGTATTGACAAACGATGATGGTGTAAAGGTTGTGATTGGGTATGCTGAAATTAACACTAATCGTGTTACTTTACCAGTTGAAACAGAATCCTATGAGGTTATTGATAATATATCTTTTAATGCTAATTTATTTAGAGATGTGCTGGTGGCTAATAAAGAATGTGAAAGTGCTACATTAGAAGTGAGTTCACAAGGTTTGGCTCGTATCAATTTTAAGATTGATGAGTATGATGCTACTTACTATCTTGTTGCTGAACAAGATGTATAAATGGAATCGTATGTAGATAAGTCTAGAGTTTCTATTAGACCAATCTATAAACCGTTGGCTAGGGAAATAATAGAAAAGAATCATTATAGTGGTAGATTATCTTCTTGCAGGTATCCGCTAGGAATTTTTTATCAAACTGATGATGAACATAAATTCTTTGCGGAACCTGAAGAAAAGTTGATAGGTGTTGCTTGTTATGGATTTCCTGTTGGGAGAAGAGTTTTAGGTTCTATTTTTTCAGAAGAGATTTTAAAAACTAGGAATCTTTTAGAGTTAACTAGATTATTTATATATGATGGTTATGGAAAAAATATAGAATCATTGGCAATATCATTATCGTTTAAATGGTTAAAAGAAAATGCACCTAAAATAAAGGTTTTGGTATCGTATGCTGATCCTGAACAAAATCATGATGGAGCTATTTATCAAGCAACAAATTGGATATATCAAGGATGTGGAGATTTTCAATTGGCGCCCACATATTCACTTAGACTTACAGAGGATGGAGTTTGGATGCACAGTAGAAGTGTGTATTCTAAATTTGGTTCAGCTGACCCTAAAAAGTTGCCGAAACAGATTGGTCATACATTTTGGTTAAAGAAAGAAGCTACCAAACATAGATACATCTACTTTTTGGGTAATAAAAAAGAGATTAGGAAATTTCGTAGTGTTATGAAACATCCTGAAATGAAGTATCCTAAAAACTATAAACATGATATTGAAATTAGAAAAATAGAGGTAGATGACGATAAATGGAAAAATTAGAACACACTTTATGGGTTGAAAAGTACCGCCCTATGACGTTAGATACTTATATTGGAAATGAGCATCTAAAAAGTAAAGTATCTAGATATCTTGAGAGTGGAGATTTGCCACATCTTCTTTTTTATGGAAGGGCTGGTACGGGTAAAACTACTCTTGCAAAGTTATTGGTTAATAATATAGAATGTGATCATCTGTATATTAATGCTTCTGATGAGAATAGCGTAGATACAGTTCGTAATAAGGTTCGCAGTTTTGCTTCCACTATTGGATTTAAAGATATGAAGGTTATCATATTGGATGAGTGTGATTACATTACACCTAACGCACAAGCCGCTTTGCGTAACCTTATGGAGACTTTTTCTAAACATACTAGGTTTATATTGACTTGTAACTATGTAGAGAGAATTGTTGATCCAATACAAAGTCGTTGTCAACCATTTCAAATAGTTCCACCATCAAGAAAGGAAGTCGCATCACATTTATACAACATACTGCACGAAGAGGGAGTAGATTTTCAGATTGATGATGTTGGTACATTAGTTAACGGTGGGTATCCTGATATTCGTAGGATTATTAATTTTGCTCAACGACAGGTAGTTGATGGTAAGTTATCGATTGAACAAGATAATTTGGTTGCTATTGATTTGAATATAAATGTGTTTTGTTCTCAGTTAGTAAATGTGTTAAAGACACAAAGTAAAAAAGATGCTTTTGTTACTATCAGAAAGATGTTGGCTGATAATAAAATAACAGACTTTGCTGATTTGTTTCGGTTACTTTATGATGAAGTTGATGATTATGGTAAAGGGCATATAGCAGAAAGTATTTTAACTATAGCTAAGTATCAGTTGTCAGATGCTCAGGTGGTTGATAAAGAGATTAATTCTATGGCTATGTTAACAGAATTATTAGGAGTTATAAAATGAATATGAAACCACAGAAACCGTTACCAAAAGCACAGACTCAGATACAAGTAGATTTGAAAGATGCTGAAACTATAAAATGTGAGGATTGTGGCAATTCTGTTTTTATACCAGCATTTTTTATAAAAAGACTTTCACCAATAGTTTCACCTACTGGTCAAGAAGCACTAATACCAATTCAGGTATACAGTTGTGGTAATTGTGGGAAAGTGCCAGATAAGTTTAAGCAAGATGGCGAAGATTAAAAGGAAAAATTTATTTGATCATATAAATGCTATAACATCTCGACAGGATTCTAACTATTGGGATGAGATTTCAGATGAAGATAAAAAGTCGTGGTCAAATTATATGGTTAATCGTTTTTTGTCTATGAAAATGGANTGGATAGANNTTGTAAATGAAGTACAGAAATATCCATTAAAACCAAAAGAATTATATAAAGTTTATACAGACATTTTACCAAAGAAAAGACAATGGTTAAAATATATTAAAGGAGATAAAAAGATGAAGTATCCAGAATGGGTTTATGAAATAGTAGCTAAACATTTACAGATTAGTTTGCGGGAAGCATCTGATGCTGTAGATATGTATGAGTTATCACATGGAGGTCAAGCAGAACTTATTGATATTCTATTGAAGTACGGTAGAACGATTGAGGAGATTCATAAGATTGGCTTATGAGTGTAACCAACTTCACAGTTGAGTACATAAATCGGAAAGCAGTTACCAGTTTCATAGAGAAACATCATTACTCACATAATGTAAATGGCATTCAATCTTATCACCACTTCGGTTTATATACAGAGGGCAACTTTGGATTGCCAAAGATGATTGGAGCTATGTTATATGCTATGCCATCAATGCCACATACTGCTAAAAAATATAATCCAATTAATCCTGATAGATGTATGGAGTTAAGGAGATTAGTTTGTGTAGATGATACGCCAAAAAATACAGAAAGCTATTTTATTGGTAAAACTTTGAGGTGGCTAAAACAAAATACTGGTGTAGAAGTTGTGGTTTCATTTGCTGATCAACATTATGGTCATACAGGAATAATATATAAAGCTACAAATTTTGAGTATTTAGGAGAAACATCTCCCGCAAGGGTGTTGATGGTGGATGGTAAAGAATATCACTCTAGGTCTTTAAATCAAGATAAAAGACCATATGGTAGAGAATTAAAAAGAAGATATGATGCAGGAGACCCAAATATATTTTTTAAGAAGAGAAAATCTAAACATATTTATGTATACTATCTAAATAAAAAAATTAAAAGACAGATTAAGAGGTTATAATGAGCGAAATATTAAAAGAATCAAATAAAAAAATAACATATGAAACTATGACAGAGGATAAAACCGTTGTTCAACAAATGGAAGAAGAATGGCCTCAAATGACAGCAGAGTTTCGTAGATTACAACGAGAACAATATGAATTGTTCTTACATAAACAACATGATTATGGGCCAGGTAATATAAGTGTTGGTACACAATTGCAAACACCTGAAGAAGTGAAGCTATCATTAACGGGGTTATGGTTTAGAATGAATGATAAGATACAACGACTAAAAACTTTGTTAATGGGTGGTAAGGAAGCGGCAGTAAATGGTGAACCAATAGAAGACGCATTTCTTGATGTATCTAATTATGGAATTATGGCAACGATTGTAAAGAATGGTAAATGGGGCAAGTGAAAAATATATCCTACAGTCAATATTCAATGTGGGCACAATGTCCACATCGATGGAAGACTGCATATATAGAT